AACGGCTGGATGTCGGCAAATGACATCCGAGAACTTGAAGATATGAATATGCTTTCTGATGAAGATGGAGGTAATCTGTATCTTGTAAATGGCAGCTTTACAAAACTTGCTGATGCAGGTGCATTTGCAAATCCAAAAAAGGAGGAAAAAACCGAATGAAGAAATTCTGGAACTTTATCCAAAATGAAGATACATCAGAAACGGAACTTCTGTTTAACGGTCCTATCTCTGAAGATACCTGGTGGGGCGATGAAGTGACACCTGCCCTTTTCCGTGACGAACTTTCAAAAGTAAGCGGAAATCTGACAGTCTGGCTGAACTCACCAGGGGGCGATGTGTTCGCTGCAAGTCAGATTTATTCTATGCTGAAAAATCACAAAGGCAAGGTTACCGTGAAAATTGATGGCATTGCTGCCTCCGCTGCGTCTGTTGTGGCAATGGCAGGCGATGAAACTTTGATTGCACCGACTGCCCTAATGATGATCCACGACCCCAGCACTTGTGCTATGGGAAATAAGGCGGATATGGAAAAGGCTATCATCTTGCTCGATGAAGTCAAAGAATCAATCATCAACGCCTACGAAACAAAATCCCATCTCAGCAGAAATAAGATTGCAAAACTGATGTCCGATGAAACATGGCTCAATGCGAAAAAGGCTCATGAGATGGGTTTTGTGGACGGGATTCTCTTTGCAGAGAAGAAAATGCCTGTTGTTCCTGAAGAGGAAGAACCGGATGAAGAGGAAAAAGAAGATACACTGACTGCAATGACCTATTCAAAGTCAAGGAATCTATCTGCATTCTTATCCAAAGTATCTGCATCAGCAGAATCCGTTACTGGCACACCCATTGACCAGCTTGAAAAAAGACTGGCACTTTTGAAATATTGATTGGAGGAATTGATTATGGCTATGACGATTAAAGAACTTAGAGAAAAGAGAAAGAAGGCTTGGGATACAGCACGTGATTTTCTCGACAGCAAGAGAAATGCAAATGGTGTTCTCAGTGAGGAAGATTCCAAGACTTACGATGCAATGGAACAGACCATTGTCGATCTTGGCAAGGAAATTCAGCGTCTGGAAAGACAAGCTGAAATTGAAGCTGAAATGAACAAAGCAACTTCCACTCCTGTTCTCGGTAAGCCTGCCACACCAAATGTAACGGAAAAGACAGGTACAGCAAGCGACACTTACAAAACGGCATTCTGGAACAGTATCAGAAACCGCAACTGGATCGATGTACATGACGATTTGCACATTGGCATAGATGCAGAGGGCGGCTATCTTGTTCCGGATGAGTTTGTGCGCCTGTAAAAGGCGATGTTTACAGTAGATTAGGCTCTACACCGCACAGCAGAGCGGTTGTCAATCTGCCTAACCGATGACAGGAAACTGGACACGGGAACACAGCACGGCAGAAACGCAGGAAACGTCAAAAGGATATGAGGCGAGTAGTACCTGCAATGACAAGATAACATAAGGATAAGGCTGGATTGCCAAAGCAAAGGTTAGCTCCTTTTTCGTGGGAGGGTGTGGAAATTATCCTGAAACCACTCTCATGACTCCACCATAATATTGAATTCGTTATGGTGTCTGCTATAGGTCATGAAGCAAGCGTGAGAACACGTGAGATAAACCGAAATGATATCCGACAGTTATCACTTGCCTATAAGCATCGTTAAACAGGGATTGCCTAAGTGGAAATGCCGAAAGGCTATGTCTATTCGAGACTGAATATTCCATATGGCAACGGAGCTTCCGTAGTAGTCCGAGGTGGATAACGCCCACTACATGGCGAAGGGAAGCAGTTTGTTAATTCCAAAGTAAGAAGATGAAAGGGAGGAGAATCCTCATGAATCCAACATCGGAGATTTTGGAGCGTGTCAATAAAAGTTCCTCGGAACATCACGACGGAGTCTTTACAAGACTCTTTCGCTACCTTCTGAGAGAGGACATTTATTTTGCAGCTTACCAGAAATTATATGCAAACAGTGGAGCAATGACTCCCGGAAGTGACAACGACACTGCTGACGGTTTTAGTGCTGAATATGTGCATGAACTGATTGAAGAATTGAGGTCAGGAAAGTACAAACCGAAGCCTGTGCGCAGAGAATATATCAAGAAACAGAACGGAAAAATGCGCCCACTGGGTATTCCGTCATTTCGAGATAAACTTCTGCAAGAGGCGGTTAGAATGTTTCTGGAAGCAATCTATGAACCGTTATTTTATGACCAGTCACATGGTTTCAGACCGGAGAGAAGTTGTCATACAGCTCTCGACCAGATAAAGACAAATTTTCGTTCTGTAAAATGGTTCATAGAAGGCGACATCAAGGGTTGCTTTGACAATATAGACCACGCAGTGCTTATTAAAACGTTAGAAGTCAAAATCAAGGACAGCAGATTTATCAATATTATCAGAGCTTTCCTGAAAGCAGGTTATGTGGAAGATTTTCAATATCATACCACAATCTCCGGTACACCACAGGGCGGAATCATTTCCCCTATTCTGGCAAATATATACCTGCATGAGCTTGACCGGAAAGTCATGAAACTCAAGGAAAAGTTCGATAAGCAGTCTACACGACACCAGACACCGGAATATCTTCATTTAGCGAAAAGAAGGCAGACACTTCAAAAGAAGATTGACAGGGTAAAAGGTGAGGAACGTGAGCTTGCAATCAAGGAATATAAAGCGGTGTGCAATCAAAAATTGAAAACGCCCGCAAGAATGTCCGACGATAAAAAGCTTGTATACTGCCGATATGCTGATGATTTTCTAATTGGAATCAGCGGAAGCAGAGAAGACTGTGAAGAAATTAAAGAGATTCTGAGAGAATTTCTATCAACGCAGTACCATTTAGAGTTGAGTGCTGAGAAAACAAAGATCACACACAGTGCTGAACGAGTACGTTTCCTTGGTTATGACGTTGCGGTACGCCGAAGCCAGAAGATAAAGAAAAAGGCAAACGGTGTTAAACAAAGAACGCTGAATAACTCTGTAGAATTAACTGTACCTCTCGAAGATAAGATCATGCAGTTCCTGTTCAAAAACGACATCATAGAACAAAAACCAAACGGAGAAATCTGGGCGGTTTGCGTTCCAAGATTAAGACATCTTTCGGAAGTGGATATTGTGAACAGGTATAATGCACAAATCCGTGGCATTTGCAATTATTACTGCTTAGCAGCGAATTATGATAAGCTGAATTATTTCCGTTATCTTATGGAATATAGCTGTCTAAAGACGCTTGCAAGCAAAAGCAACAGCACAACGAGAAAAATCATCCAAAAATATCGTCATGATGGCAAATGGGCTATTCCCCATGAAGTTAAAGGCGGTATCAAATATGCAAAGCTTGTCTCGTTAGCTGACTGCAAAGCCGGTAAGTTGATGTCCGATAAAGACCCATGGCAATACAAATCCTTTGACCCGAAAAAGCTGTCACAATATGTGCGGTTAAGCGCAGGGGTATGTGAGCTGTGTGGTGATAATAGTGATTCCTGCTGTATTTATCATGCAGGTAAAATGAAGAATCTGAAAAGCACTACGGAATGGGGCAAGAAAATGCTTCACATGAGACGTAAAACGTTGATTGTTTGCCCGAAATGCTTCAAAAAGATTCACAGGGAACAAAATAAATGACATGTCAATAATGAATGGAAAGCCGTGTACATCGAGAGGTGTAAGCACGGTTTGGGAGGGGCTTTGTGCAAACCTGTCATCGAAAGATGATAAGGCGGCACACTGCTACCTCACGAACGAAAACTGGTGGAAGCATTGGAGGAAGAAAGTGTCTTCCGTCAGATGGCAACGGTCATCAAGACTTCCAACGGCGACCGTAAGATTCCGATTGTGACTTCCAAGGGAGAAGCTGTGTGGATGGACGAGGAGCAGCAGTATACGCTCTCCGATGATACCTTCGGTCAGGCATCGCTTTCCGCATATAAGCTGGGAACAGCAATCAAGATTTCTGAGGAACTGCTGAACGACAGTGTGTTTGACCTGCCTTCCTACATTGCCCGTGAATTTGCCCGTCGTATCGGCGCTAAGGAAGAAGAGGCATTCTTTGTTGGTGACGGCAAGGGCAAGCCGACAGGCATCTTCCATACCGTAGGCGGTGCGGAAGACGGTGCAACTACTACAGGTGCAAGCATTACATTTGATGATGTCATGGAACTGTTCTACTCCCTCAGAAGTCCGTATCGTAAGAAAGCGGTGTGGGTTCTCAACGATTCCACGGTTAAGGCACTTCGCAAGCTGAAGGACAACACAGGAAACTACATCTGGAATCCGTCTGTTCAGGCAGGTGTACCAGATACCATTCTCAATCGCCCTTACAAGACATCAAGCTATGTGCCGGAAATCAAGGCTGGCAACAAGTGTATGGCATTCGGTGACTTTAGTTATTACTGGGTAGCTGACAGACAGGGACGCTCTTTCAAGAGACTGAATGAACTCTTTGCTATGACCGGACAGGTTGGCTTTCTTGCAAGTCAGAGACTGGACGGCAAGCTGATTCTCCCGGAGGCTATTAAGACACTTACCATCAAGAAAGCGTGATGTAAATGATAACGCTGAAAGAAGCGAAGAATTATCTGAGAGTGGATTATGATGAGGATGACAAACTGATTCAGAATCTGCTGCTTACAGCTAAAAATCTGGTAATGGACGTTGGTAGAATGGACGAGGATGCTTTTACCCAAAATGAAGATACCGTGCGGACTGCGATGCTTTTCGCACTTGGTTATCTTTATGAAAACAGAAGTAATCCCGATTATCAAAAGTTAACGCTGAATCTCCGTTCTATCCTGTTTGCACAGAGAGAGGGCGTGATTTGATGGAAATCGGAAATCTGAATCAGAGAATCACCATTCTGGAACACAGAACTGTTATTGACGAAATCGGCAACCACATCACAAAATGGGAAGAAACATTCTCCCTGTGGGCAAAGGTGACTGTGAAAACAGCAAGTGAAACCACTGATGCAGGAATAACCAGAGAGGTACAGAAGCTTGAATTTCTCGTCCGTCAAAGTCCTGCATCACTGAACATCAGCAGCACCAATTTCCGCATCCTGTTCCGAAACAGTATCTACAACATCACAGGAATTATTCCTCTTTATGACCGCAACGATTACCTGAAAATTGAGGGTGAAACAAGAAAGGCAGGTGTGCCCGATGACTTCAATTGATAACATGGCTGCTGAAATTATGAAAGGTCTGACGGAATACGCCGACCTTGCAAATGAGAGCATGAAAAAGGCGGTAAAGAAAACTGCGACTTCTGTCAAGAAAGAGATATCTTCCAATGCACCAAAGGACACCGGTGCTTATGCGAAAAGCTGGGCAGTTAAAAAGACAAAGGAAAACAGCCATTCTCTTGAAATGACTGTACATTCCAAAAACAGATACCAGCTTGCACATCTCCTCGAAAAAGGCCACGCCAAGCGTGGCGGCGGACGTGTGGCAGGAAAACCACATATATCCCCCGCAGAAGAAAGCGGTGTGCAGCTGTTTGAAAAACTGATCGAGACCTGCAAATAAAAGTCAAGCCACAATTCAGTGAATTTACAGACAATTCACAAGATAAAAAATGGCATGACAAAAAGGCCGCTTCCAACTTGAAAAAAAGAAGCAGCCTGATGAAAAGATGCGTAGAAACGTTACGTCGCATTCAAAATCTGATTCACTTTGGCATAGTATATTCGCAGGAATTTGTTTGCAGCAGCGATTCTGTAGGAATAATAATGCTTTCCTTCAGAGCGTTTCTTGATGATGAACTGATACACCGGTTCATTTTCCGGTTTGCTCAGGATAAATATTTCGGTTATTTGAAAGAGAACTTTTCTGAGAGCTGCAGAACCACGTTTGGAAATATGCCTGGAGGATACATCAAGCTGTCCCGACTGATACGGCGGAGCATCAAGTCCTGCAAAAGCTGTAATTGCTCTTCTGTTTCTGAACCGTCTGGTGTCGCCGATCTCAGCGATGAGCTGAGGACCATACACTTTTCCGACACCAAACATGGACATAACGGTATCGTATTCAGGCAGCGAAGAAGCAATTCTATTCATCTCCGTTCGGATAGAAAAAGCAGTTTCCAGTATTGTGTTCAGTTGGGAAACAACTTGTGTCACAATCAATTTTACACTCTCGTTTAGCGGAAGAACAGCAATGACTGATTTTGCATAAGAATGGATTTTTTCCGCTTTGGATTCTGAATATCGGTATTTGTTTCTGCTGCACCAGCTTTTGTATTTCGCTTTGAAAGCGGACAGGTACAGCTTAGCAACACAGTCTTTATGCGGAAAAGCATGCAGAAAATCCACCCATTTTTCATGACCGTCTGATTGTCTTTCCAGAGAAGTAAAGAGTCGGTTGATACCTGGAAATACAGAATCAGTCAAAGAAATCAGATTGTTTTTCATCATGGTCTGTATCTTGATGGATTGATTGTACTGTCTGTTCAGCAGCTTTAAGATTTTCCGCTGTTCATCGGCAGGAACATATTCATCAAGTTCCGTCCAGCGGTCGAGTGCATAGGAAGCAAGCTTCAAAGCATCTTTCTTGTCTGTCTTGACCTTTCTCAAAGAGTTTCCGCCATAGTCATGAACTAAGAGTGCATTGACTACGGAAACAAAGATACCGTTGTTATGGAGAAACTGTGCTATGGGTTCAAAATATGTACCGGTGTACTCCATAACAACCTTGGATTCTCCCGGCAGTGATCGGATAAGCTTAACAAGCCGTTTAAGGTCATTGTCGTTATGAATCACATCAAAAGGGGAAGCCACCACCTCTCCGAATGGTCTGAGCACCGCAACCGTGCTTTTGCCTTTGGAAACATCGATACCAACTGCGTTCATAAAATATCACTCCTGTTTGGATTTGTAATCGGAAACCACGCTTTTTCTCATTCCCTATTCAATCTGTTGGGTGACACGAACGCACCGATCTGGCGGCTCAACCTGCAAAAACGAACACTACAATGAAAGCATGGATGACAGTCTCGATCACGGGCGCTTTGTCCCAAGGAGGACATCCGTCATTCCAATCACTGCTTTCATTGTAGCTCAAAAATGAGTGCGTGTAAACCATAGCTGGTTTGCTGTGGATTTACCGACTATACTTATTGTAACAGGAGGAATTGTTTTATAATAGAGGCAGAAGATCTGAAGATTATACGATTGAAGCATTAAAAACAATGGTCTGGCGATATTTTATGAGCTACTGGAGTAACCGCAGAATCTGCTCGGCAATCGGTGGAATCCCACCAGCTGTAAAACGACATAGATTCTATTCAGCTTTGACTATCGCTGCTTAACTTCAAAATCCTTGCGGTTAATGTGTCAAGTGTTATTGACAATTTCATATTTCACAAAAAAGCTCGTGAATACATCAAGTATTCACGAGCTTTTTGTTTCATCTGACGAAAAATTTGACGACACATCTGTCGCACAATCTTTGTGCGGTATTGCCAGAGATTTTTTCGCAGAGCCTTTACAAGATGTTGCACCATATCCTATGCCATATTTACTGTATCTTATACTGAAAATACAGAAACACTTTCTGCTGGCACTGTCAGAACTCCGTCTGTTATATCTGCCGCATCTCCATTGGTATAGAGAATTTCCTTGATATTGAGTCCAGAGATTCTGCATGAAGCTGCGTTTGATGACGGATTTATTGCAACGATTATACTTTCATTATCATCGTATCGGCGATATACAAGCGGATATGCATTCTTTTCAGCATAGAGAAATTCAATCTTTCCGTTGCTCTTGAGTGCTGAGTGTGCTTGTCTGAGCTCTATAAGCTTTCTTACTTCATTATAAATTGAATCAGGATCATTTACAGCCTTTTCAACTGTAGGACGGTTGACATCTGAATCGATAGGAATATAAAGATTCTCAGGGGCTGCTGCAGAAAATCCCGCATTTACAGAGCTATTCCACTGCATAGGTGAACGTGATGCTGTTCTCTCAAAACCGCCCTCAACTGACTTTGCACCTTCGAGGTGACGCATTCCGATTTCATCACCATAATAAATAAAAGGAGCACCGGGCATTGTGAGAATGAATGAAAAAGCAAGCTTTATTTCTTCCTTGTCAAGAAGCTGAGAAATTCTGGACATATCATGATTGCCTGATGGTATACAGATAAGTCCTTTGCCTTCTGTTTTTGCATAGTTTTCTTCATATGTCTTTACAAACTCAGATGCATCACCTGTTCCCTTTCTGGAGAAAAAGGGTTCTTCCACACGGAAAAGGTCATTGTAATGTGAAGGACCGAAATGCAGCAGAAAATCCATGTGAAAACCACCCATAAGAGATTTATCCGGCTGACCCCATTCAGAAATCATAGCAGCCTCAGGAAATTCTTTATTCAGAAATGCCCTGAAATCCTGCCAGAGTGCAATTGTAGCCTTGCTGTCCGTATCTCCCTTTACAAGTGACTGTGCCATATCTACACGGAAACCGTCGCAGCCCATATTCAGCCAGAAACGCATAACGTCTTTCATAGCCTCTCTTGTTGCCATCGGACCAGGGGCATCTACAGCCTGCATCCATGGCTTTGTAGGATTTGCAAAACCATAATTCAGTGCTGGCTGAATGGTATAGAAATTTACCGCACAAGTGCCATCTCTGTCGGAAATTCCTCTTATAGAGCCTGTGATGTTCTCAACTCCACTTGCATCCTCCCATACGGAATCTGTCCAGATATATCTGTCTGTAAATTCATTTCTGTCAATTTTCATAGACTCCTTGAACCACTGATGCTCAATGGAAGTATGACCCGGAACAAGGTCGAGAATAACATGAATATCGAGTTTGTGTGCTTCTTCAAAGAAACGTTTCAGGTCTTCATTCGTGCCATATCTGGGAGCAACTTTTTTGTAGTTTGAAATATCGTAGCCTGCATCAAAGAAAGGTGATTCAAAGCATGGATTTATCCAGATTGCATTGCAACCTATACTTTTGATATAAGGCAGGCTCTCTGTCATACCTGTAAGATCACCTATACCGTCTGCATTTGTGTCCTTGTAGCTCTGAGGGTAGATTTCATAGAATACTGCATTTTCAAGCCACTGTGGGTTGTTGTTTTTCATAGTATTTTCCTCCTGTGCTTTTTGATAATTTTTATACAAAATATTCGTTTCCAGTTGACAAATATTGTAAGCCTGTGCTATATTTATATTATATTCCTTTATGCGGAATAATTCTAATACTATTCCAGCAGATAATTGTATTATTCTACTTTTTTGGAGGGACTTCACCATGGAAAAACAGCATTTTCTTGAAAAATGCAGACACGACACCCCAAGATTTCCAACAGAATGCTTTCAGAGCCTGTGCCCATAAGCGTTTTAAGAGTGTAACAGCATGAGAAATCATAGGCAATACCGCACAAAGATTGTGCGACAGATGCGTCGTCAAATTTTTCGTCAGATGAAACAAAAAGCGGAGTGAATACTGGATGTATTCACGAGCATTTTTGTGAAATATGACGGGAAATTTGCA